TATTTATGCCGGGGTTTCCCCCGGCTTGTTATTAAATGATTTGTCCGAAATCGCCATTGTTGTACGTCGCTAATCTCATTGCATCGGCTAATATTTTTGCTCTTCTTAATTGTATATAATCATCCCATTTTTCCGTAGGGTGCCAACCCATTTCAGTATATATTACACCATGAATAGGGACTTCTTGGGTATCTCCCGAACCTCCATAAAAAGCATTATTACAATGTAATGCGCTCCAACGGATTGAATCAGGGTTTTCGGGGTCTGTTTGTTTATAGCTAAATCCAATATTACTTGCAATATCCGCTATTGTTGCTCCGTGGCGTTTTGCAACTTTTTTAATACCCTCATTAAAACGGATATATCCGTCATGCCATTGCGTTGTACATACAATAATAACAGGTTTGCCCGACTTCGTGCCGTAATATTTTGAATCGGGGTTCAATCTCAAATTATAACAATCTAACGCATACTTTTTCAATAGATAATCATATCCCGCCGCATATCTTTCGTCGTACAAATTATTAGGCATTTGCGCTCCTGCCGCACCTTGACCCCCATACGGAACAATACGTTGTGTTAAATTTGTCTTATCCATCGGAATGGTCAACGGGTTATTACTTTCATCATATCCCTTTGCTTCATACTCGGCAACCGTTTTTTGTAGAATACCATAACCAACGCCCCGTAATTCTGTAATCGAATCGGGGAAATAAAGCCGCTTAATCAATACATACGCCGCATTTTCGGGGACATCAATTTCACGGTCTATAATCGGCGTTGTGTTGGCGGGTGCCTCACTGAAAATAATATCTCCACTAATAAAATTATTATTACGGTCGAAAAATAAGGCGTGCGGGGTCGTGCTTCCGGTTGTAATGGTATTTACAATTAATTTGGTATCAGTTGGCGACAAATTATATTTATCCAAAGCCCAACTTCCGGACGGGTAAAATGTACCATTTTCGGAATAATAACCGAATGTTGTTTCTACTTTCTCAAATTCTTTACCCCTAAATGATACGTCATAATTATGTATGTGGCTTGTAACGAATATATCCATATTCTCTAATTCTTCAAACGTATATAGCCCAACAAAATTGCCATCTATTATATTATCTAACATACGCCCGTCGTCTTCATAGATAAGCCCACGCCATGCACGTGTAGCGTGCATCATTACACTATCGCCGGAAATTGCTTCATTTCTATGTTTAAAACCTAACATTTCGCACGCTGTTTCAAAATATCCGGCACCCGGAATAGATGAACTTGCACCCGTAATAAAAGCCATGCGGGGGGTTAAGTTATAAGACGGATTTTCAATTATTTTTGTTTGGCATGGTTCAAATTCCGTTGCCGTATCGTTTTTTTCAAATTGTGCAATTGTAGGGTCAAATAAAGCCTTTTTATCAAATTGTAGTACAATTCGCCAATAATCAATATATAAATTACCACCTACCGGGGACGTTTTAGGGGTTACAACATAATTACCTACACCATTTTCCAACGTAATTGCGTCAGCATAAACCATTTCGTTTTTATCGTTGAATCTTAAAATACGTACTGTTGTTGGTACATTACTATAAGGAACAACGCCCTTAATCGTATATTTCCCCGGCGACAATCTTAATTTGTTGCTTAATATTCCGTCGGGGCTTGTGATTAATCCCGTTGAATGGGAATAAGTGATACCACGTAAAAGGTTAGCCGGGTTGATTAAGTTCTTACCCGTTATTATCTGTTTAAATTTAGGCGTTATTCTATCGTGCATTGAAAGTAACGCTGCAATATTAATACCTACTACATAACTATCGTTTGTATCTCCATTATTGCTATCGTTACGTGTACAACGAATATATTTCGCACCCTCCGGAATATCAGCCGCCGCAACCTTATACACTCGGTTTACAACTGAATCCGTTTGGGCAATAGGTGCAATAAAGTTATAATGTGCATCCCAAAAAGTAATTACCGGAACGTTAGCATTATTTGCACCTTTAACAACAATATCATCTTTTCCCGAAATCGGCAAAAATGGGGTTGTTGTTAGATATGCCGCTGTTGTTGAAGGTTTTCCCGAACGGGTAAAATATAAACTTTTCTCCGTGAACAATTCGCCCGTATTTTGCAGCAATCGCAAACTACTTGGGGCGGCTCCATTCTGTAACACACGCATATCATTGTACCCATTCGGGTTATTATTGTTATTCAATGTAACGGTTGCAAATACCGTATTTTTAGGAATAACACAAATAGCATTTGTATTACTACCTATGTAATTTTCCGAATTTATTTCATAATCTCTAAAAAATGCGATACGTGTAATATTAACCCCTGTTACTTCTAAATATTGACTACCATCGAAAATATCGACAAAAGCCGTACTATATTCATTATCCGGGATATAAACAACCGTTCCACCTGTACCAATATTGACTAACATATTTTTATCAATATCAACTTTCCCCGAAAACGAACGATTTTTATACAACCGTTCTTTCAATAACAGGATATTGTTATTGTTAGTATTTTGTGCCGCCTCCAATTCCATGCGTTTAGCCGCCCCTCCCGGTTGGGTTACAATTAGGTTTTTGTAGCCCTCCGGGTTCGCTGAACGCAATAACGTAACTAACGCCAACTTTGCGTAATCCGGGATTGTAATATTGGTAAAACCGGACGTAACCGAACTAATGAAAGCCGAACCGGACGGCAATACATCATTGAAAAACGTTACACGGCGAATCGTTGCACCGCTAACACTCATTTTCCCGCCATATTCCGGTATAATAATCCAACCCGAATCATAATCGTTATCCGGGTCAACAATATACTTCCCGTCTTTACCTCCGGTCGTTGGAATATTGAATAAGTGGTTATCATCTATATTAACCATTCCGATAATTGATTTGTCAGCTAAAAATTTCTTTTTCACATCATCGGAATTAACACCTAAATTCACGGCGGTAAACGCTCCGGTTGAATTTTCAAACATAACTAACCCCTCGGTTAAAACATAGCCCCCAAAATTGGAATAGGTTCCGGGGGTTCCCGCCAAATAAAAAACATTTTGGTCGGGGGTTCCCGGTGCGGTGTCCGGGGTTGCAATCCCGGCAAACGTGGCATTTGCCCCAATTGTACTAATGATATTCAATAACGTGTTCTGCATAACTTGCCCCGTTATTTCCTCATTACCATTTTGTTTAATAACCGTCTGAACGGCGGTTTTTAATTCTTCGTAATTTCCCATATCTAAAAAATTAATAATTAATATTGTTTACTTTGAGTTTATCAAATAATCATTATTGAAATCATCGTTGAAATCCCCCTTTGTTGCAGGTGGGATAACGCCCCGTCCTATCTTCTTAACTACCGTTGCACATTCAAATTCACATTCAACGGATGCTAAATTACCCTGCGTCTGCCATTTTGGGGTAATCAAAAACGTATCGCAATCGTATTTCCGTCCTTGACTATATACCGTAACAAAATCACTCATACGAATTAACCGCATAACGTCGCAAAGGTATTCGGGTGCCAAAAAGATAAACCGAAACGTTTTTTCGGAAATCTGTTTTTCCGGGAAAAAATATCCGTCCCGCTCTTCTCCCTCTTCCTCAAACTTATATTCCGGTTTTCCTAACTCCGAACAAACGTAAACCCGGTTTTTGAATTGCACACCCTCGTACACGATTTGCCCGCCGTCAACTTCCATGTTTTGCGCATCGCTCCACTCTATGCACAAATAACCATCCATTGAACCGCTAACCCATGTAAACACATCCGAAACGAATGTATTAACACCGTCGTTTATCATTATCGTATAACGCCCCTCCGGGAATTTTAAAGCCATCGGCATAATACCCGGATAAACAATAACGTCATAACCGTAATTAGCGAACCGGAATATTTGCAACCCGGTTTCTAACATTTGCTGCGTTATATCTCCCAATAAACGGGTTATCTTATAATCGTAAATCCGTACCCACCGAATCGCATTAGAGCGGGTCGGACGGATTATTTGAAACGGCAATAGTTTATTCAACGGCGTAAACAACGGGTAAACGTCGCCATACGCATAAGATTTGCGAAAATCTTGGTATTCCCTGTTATTGTAAAAGGGTAATACGGATAAATTGTTATTCGGTGTCATACTTCAATGTTGCTTTAATAGAACGACTATGCAAATTTACGCTTAATTTATCAACTTGACCGTTACCCAAATAGGTTTTTATTAACTGCATTGGGTTGGGGTCATCATAAGCCGGGAAATTAAGCGTCTGTTTTTTCTTTCTCTCAATACCGTATGCGTATATATCGGTGCCGTTTATATTAACACGACGGGCGGGCAAATCATACAGCCAATAAGGTTGTTGCAAATTGATAAATGCTAAATATCCATTTTGCAAAAAGTATTCCACGCCGTTAATGGTTTGTCGGGTAAATGGCAAAATCCATTGCGACCCGGACGTTGGCGGAACGGCGGCAAATAAAGCGAACCCGTCCGAACTCATATTGCCGGGATTTAACAACATCATATCAATATCGGACGTAAAATTAGATATATTTATTTTCTCAATCTTTCCGGGCGTTACATACTTGCTTATTACCTGTATCGGGTACCCCTCAAACGGCGTTGTTACATCATCCATCCATTCAAATTGATACCTTTCCGCCAAATCAACCTTATCAAATGAATATTCCGACGTATTGAACGCCCACGCCTTGCCGTTACGCAAATTTATTTCCTGCGTCAAATCTCGACTAACTACAACATTCCCGCCGTATGAACCGCCGTTTTTGAAATACTGAACGTGTTCAATTTTAAATTTGCCTCCCTCAATAAACCAATAGCACTTAAAACAATCTCGCAACATATTGGTAAATTGTTGTAAGGTCGTCGGGGCTTTTTGTGCGGGTTGCTGATATTCGCTGTTTATAATATTAGTTTTCTGCGATACAAGCAACCGGAAATTCAAACCGGAAATAGGGTTGTTACCACTATATAAAAATTGGCTATATTCCGCCGTGGCTTCATGCTTAACGCCCGGTGCAATCTCATTGAGCAAAACGGAAATACAGGATGCAACCGGGAACGCATCACGCAAAGTATATGCTTTCCGGGCTTTCTCTTCTAATATCCAATCCATCAGATAAAAGCCAAACCACAACGACGCATAACGCCACGTTGACCGGGCAATTGGGTAAAAGGTTTGCCCGTATATGGAATAAGGCGGGCGGAAATACTTCCCGTTATCCGCTAATCCCCACTCGGTTGGCGTATCGGAAAACCTGTTAGAAATAAATGCCACACCAATTGCGTAATCAATTGCACAGCTATAATTACGGTTATTATCAACAATATCGTCGGCGGGCAACGGATATGTATTTAAGTCGTCGATTTTATCAACATCACATAAATAACGGGCATAAATATTGTAAGACTTCATATCTGCGTGCATTGTTCCGGTTGCCCCTGAACCCTCGGCGGCGTTTAAATCAAACTCTAATGTATCAAAAGGTTCATCCGTTATTTTTGCATATTCAAACATTATCACATCATCCGATTGGCGGCGTATTTGTACAGAAGCCGCCCCAAATGGTATGCCCCCGCCTAAACGTTTTTGCGAAATAAGGATATAATAACCATTGCTATTGTCCGGGTATAAATTTCCTGTAAATTCGTCAGCACTTGAACCCGTCGCCATTCGTCCCGAATACAAACCCGCTACCGCCGACGGGGTGCCGCCGGATGTTATTTGTATCTCTTTTAATATATTGCACAAAGCAAAATGATATGTTTGAATTAGTGCGCTTTGGTCTGTTGTGGCGTTTGCGTCTTGCTCCCAATTCGTACCGCCCAAAAAACAGGAAACAATACTATCGCCCGGCACATATATTTGAATCAACGGACGTTTGTTAATGGTTATTCGTTGAACTGACGGGGCTAACGTTATCAAATTATACTCTTTCTCCAAACCTGCCAACACATCGTTATATTCGTCTATCGTGTCCGGTTGTACGGTTACTTTCTTATCATAGTCAACAAACGTACAATCGGTTTTCATAAATTGCCCGGAATAATACGCCGTCCATGTTTTACCGCCGTCGTTGCTTTTTTCAATCTGCAATAAAAACGTCGTATCAAACGGCTTATTATTGATATAATCGTAATCATCCCGGATAAACGATAATTTGCCGGATAATTTAGCCCGGTAAAAACGTTGGTTTGTCTCTAATTCGTATTCCTTTGCCAAATCATCCTTATAATTGGGATGCACGGTATAAGGGGCAATATAGTTTTCCGCATCCATCGTTCCAAATCTCAACCATGCCGTACCCGCACGACGGGACGACAAAGAGAAATTAACCCGGACGTATGCCGCCCCGCTTGGTATGTCAAATTCTACATTTGCCGCCGGGGGATTAGACCCAAAATATGATATTATATTTTTGTTTGAATCGTACCAAACCCCGGCATTTTGCGGGGCGGTACTCATATACATTTTTCGGGGGTAAACATTGGTAACGGGTATATACTCCTTTGTGTAGGAATAATTGGGGCTTACGTGGGTTTCATCCGTTCCCACTGCATACCCATCAACAAAAAACGTGTTTACAAATCCAAATCTATAAATCGGGTTCATATCTTAACTTTTAAATTTACGTGTCAAATTCTTATATACTTCAACAATATTTCCGTTGCCATCCACATAACGGCGGCGGCGGTTTTGTTCCTTAATCTCCCGTACATCATCTTTCAAATCCCGCAAATCCGGCGT